GACAAAGTACCCGGAGGCAAAAGAAATGCGTGGGATTATGAAACTTACGAAACGGATTTCGGATAAGAAGATGGGGTTTCGTCTGACATATGAATCAGAACTGAAAGATCGCACAGAAAAGCAGACATTGGATGAATGGTTAAGGAGGGAAGAAAAGTGGAAGAAGGAAAGAGCGAAAGCAAAATCTGTTACGAACAAATAGCGGATATGGGTTCGGGTCTGATTATTGCAAAAGTTCCTGCTGAGTGTATCCGGGAACAGGATATAAATGCCAGAATCATGAAAAATGAAATGCAAAGGCAGCTCACAGACAATATTAAAAAACGAGGTCAGTTAGAATCCCTGCCATTATGTGCATTGACTGAAAACGGAACCAGAATCGAAATCATATCAGGGCATCACAGGATACGTTCCGGAAAAGATGCAGGAATGAAAGAGTTCTTTGTTGTACTGGATATAAGCGGACTGAACCGTTCTAAACTTGTAGCAAAGCAGATAGCCCACAATGCCATATCCGGATTTGATGACCAATCCACATTGAAAGAATTAGCAAAGATGATTGAGGATGTGGATGATATGATTGAAAGCTATGCCGGTAAAGATATTCTGGCAGAACCAGAAGCGGAATTGGAAAAGTATTTATCTCCAACTGTAGAGTTTGACTGGAAGAATATCACGTTTACCTTCCTGCCTCATCAGATAAAGGATACGGCAAAACTCATAGATGCTCTGGAAAATACGAAGCCGGATTTTCTGGGAGTAGCCGACATTGAACAGCATAAGCCATTGTTGGAAACGCTGTCAAAATACCAGCAGTTCTCCAACGTGAAGAATACAGGAGCCGCAATCCATGCAATGATAAAATGTACAGAGCAGATGTTTGAGGATATTGGATATTCGGGAGATGGAGAGTGGGAGCAGCTAACAAGTATCTTTGGCAGTAGCGCAGTACCGGCAGAAGCCGCAGAAGTTATCAAGGAGGCCGTAAAGAAAATGGTTGATGACGGTGTAGTAGGGCAGAAAAATAAGTGGCAAGCCATTGAATACCTAGCGGCAGATTATCTGGCTGGAAAGTAGGTGTAAAGCATGGCAGCACCGTTAAAATATAACCAGGCATATCATGATGATTGGGCATGGTCCTTGGCTATAAAAGGTGCTGACGATAATGAAATTGCTGAAGCATTTGGTATATCTGCCAGGACAGTTAATAGGTGGAAAAAGGACCATGAGAGTTTTGCACAGGCGTTGACAATGGGAAAAGATGCGGCAGATGCAAAAGTGGAAAGAAAATTGTATGAACGTGCAACTGGATATAAGTATGAGGAAGTTGAGACAGTCATGGAAATTGATGCTAATGGAAACAGGAAACCTGCAAAGGTAAAACGTGTGCAGAAAGAATGCCCACCGGATGTATTGGCACAGATGTACTGGCTGAACAACAGAAAATCCGTACAGTATAAAAGAAATCCTGAAAACTTTGTTAAGCCTGAAAGGATAGAAACAGAGGATGAAGTGGTGTTCTATCTGCCAGATAACGGAAGGGGTGAAAGTGGTGGGGAAGAATAAAATAATTATCAGGCCCCAACCCGGACCGCAGGAAAAGTTTTTATCCACATCGGCAGATATTTGTATTTATGGTGGAGCGGCAGGAGGTGGAAAGACATACGGCTTGTTACTGGAACCGCTCAGACATAAAAATAATCCGAATTTCGGTACTGTTATCTTCAGACGTAATTATACACAGGTTACTGCTGAAGGCGGCCTATGGGATTCTAGCAAGAAAGTATACAGACATGTCAGAGGTGCAATATCGCTAAAAACGCCAAAACTTCATTGGGAATTTTCCGAAGGTGGGAAAGTGACATTTGCACACTTAGGAAGTGACAGCGATTGTGAAAGCTGGCAAGGTACTCAGATAACAATGGTCGGATTTGACGAACTGACGCATTTTTCAAAGCATCAGTTTTTCTACATGTTATCACGTAACCGTTCGGATTCAGGTATTGCACCATATGTCAGAGCTACTTGTAATCCGGATGCAGATAGCTGGGTAGCTGAATTTATAGAATGGTGGATTGACCAAGAAACAGGATACCCGATACCGGAACGAAGTGGCAAGATACGTTATATGGTCCGTATCAATGATGAAATAACATGGGCTGATACAAAAGATGAACTTGTTGCAAAAGGCATAGATAGAGAAGACATAAAAAGCGTCACTTTCATTGCCAGTACCTTGCAGGATAATCAAATATTGCTAAAAGTAGACCCCGGATATCTTGCGAATCTGAAGGCGTTGCCGCTCGTGGAACGTGAACGCTTATTGTTTGGTAACTGGAAGATTAAACCAGCAGCAGGGTTGTTCTTTAAAAGAAGCCAAGTAGGTGAATTCCTTGAAGAAGTACCGAAAGATGTTGTTGTTTGGGCAAGAGGATGGGACCTTGCTGCCACATCTGAAGATGAAGACGGTGACCCAGCATATACGGCAGGGGTTTTAATTGGCAAACGGAGGAATGGAAGATATGTAGTAGCGAACGTAACGAATGTAAGATTAGCCGCTGGTGATGTAAGAAAACATGTTAAGAACACCTGCATCATGGACAGGAAGATATATAAACGTGTTGCCGAACGTCTGCCACAAGACCCAGGGCAAGCAGGGAAAGAACAGGCACAAAGTTACATCAAAATGCTTGCAGGATTTTACGTTAAAGCCATACCAGAGACAGGAAGTAAAGAAGCAAGGGCAGAGCCATTCGCAGCACAATGGCAACCTGGTAATGTAGATATTGTTATTGGTGATTGGAACGAAAGCTATCTTGCACAGCTTGAATCTTTTCCGGAAAGTAAATTTAAAGATATGGTTGATGCAAGCAGTTCAGCCTTTGCGGAGATTGAGAGTGGATATGCTACTTCACCACCGCCTGAAGGTCCTACAAAAGAAAGCTATTGGAAAGGGAGGTGATAAGGATGACAAGTATGGATGAAGTTGGCCGTATAGGTCAGAACCGATATGGTGGAACGTTTTATGAAGAATTTCTCCGGGAATTAAGAGGTAAAAAAGGCGTAGAGACATATAAGGAAATGTCAGAAAATGATGATACCATTGGAGCTATTATTTTTGCTATTGAAATGCTGATAAGACAGGTGACTTGGAATATAGAACCTTCCGGCGATACACCAAAAGATAGAGAATCTGCTGAATTTGTGGAACAATGTATGCATGATATGCAAGATACATGGACAGATACCATTAGTGAGGTATTATCGTTCTTGACATTTGGATGGTCCTATCATGAAATAGTGTACAAAAGACGAATGGGCAAAACGGGCAATCCCAAAACTAAAAGCAAATACAGTGATGGGCTGATAGGGTGGCGAAAACTTCCTATCCGTGCGCAGGAAACACTATATCAGTGGGAGTACGATAACGAGGATAATCTTATCGGAATGACACAGCTACCGCCTCCGGATTACGGCTTGATAACTATACCGATAGAAAAAGCAATGCTGTTCAGGACAAAAAGCCGGAAAGGAAATCCGGAAGGAAGAAGCATACTAAGAAATGCATACCGCTCCTGGTATTTCAAACGTAGGATTCAGGAAATAGAGGGGATTGGAATTGAGAGGGATTTGGCAGGTCTTCCAGTAATAACAGGACCTGAGGGTATGGATCTTTGGAATGCTGAAGACCCAGATGCAGTAAGAATCAGAACCGGGCTGGAAGCCATGGTTAGAAAGGTACGCAGGGATGAATCGGAAGGAGTTGTGCTTTCGCGTGGATACGATTTTCAGTTATTGAGTACAGGTGGAAGCAGACAGTTCGATACCAATGCAATCATAGACAGATACGATACGAGGATAGCAATGACAGTTCTAGCTGATTTTATTTTGTTGGGGCATCAGCAGGTGGGAAGTTTTGCACTTAGTTCCGATAAGACGGAATTATTTGCTATGGCGATAGGGTCATATTTGGATATCATATGTGAGACATTTAACAGCCAGGGAATCCCTGCATTGATTGACATTAACGGCTCGCATTTTGATGGGATTACCGATTACCCTACTCTGGAACACGGAGATATCGAACATGAGGATATACAGAAGCTGGCAGCATATATCAAAGATATGACAGGAATTGGTGTCTTAATACCTGACGATGGCTTGGAGGATTTCGTAAGAGAAACGGCAAACCTTCCTGACAGGACAGAAAATAGTCATGAAATATCAGAATTAAGAAGACAGCAGCAAAACCAGAATGAACCACCAGAATCACAAGTGACACCTGGCAGCGGTAAAGAAGGAGAACCCGAAGAATTACCTGATAAACAGATACAAGCGGCAAAGAAGCGGTTAGGAAGAGAATTGGAAATTGATTTAGCAACAAGAGAACAAAAGTTCCAAAATGCGGAGTATGCTGCACAACTCTATAAGAATAATCAGAGTAAAACATCAACAAAGAAGCAGTCAGGAAGGGGCGGTTAATATGGCGTTCCTCTTTAAGCAAAAGGCAGGAAAGAAGAAACTGAAAACACAGGCCAGTTTGGATGTTCTTGAAAGGCTGAATGGATATCTGGATGAAAATATTGCCGAGCCGGTGCAGTTCCTTGTTGATTTCTGGAAGGACCAGACAGAAGCAATCACCTACAAGGAGATTCGGCAAGCCATAATTGACGGTTATATGTCAGAAGAAACCCTTCGGTT